GTGTGGTAAATGTAAAAAACCAATTGCTGTACAGGTTGATCTATCAAAACTAGAAGTAACTAGAACTGAAGGACATGATACTAAAATACCATTATCAGATGATGTTGGTGTAATCATGAAATATCCTTCAATGGAAGTACAAGGTATTATTAATAAAGAAAGTTCTGACGTAGAAAATATATTCACTACTATTTCTTTTTGTATTGAATCTATTTGGGATAAAGAAACAGTATATGCAACTAAAGACCATACTAAAGAAGAGATAAATGAATTTTTAGAATCATTACCTGATAGTTCATTTACTAAAATTCAAAAATTCTTTGATACAGTTCCCGTGTTAAAACATAAAGTTGAATTTAAATGCACATCAAAGAACAGTAAAGGAAAAAACGCTAGTATATGTGGTTGGAAGGGTACTGAGACTCTGGAGGGTCTTGGATCTTTTTTCGGATAAGCCTCGGTCATGAATCAATAGTTAATTATTATCAGACTAATTTTAATTTGATGCAACATCATAAGTACTCATTGGCTGAGGTGGAAAATCTAATTCCATGGGAACGTGAAATTTATATAATGTTATTAATGAAATGGATTGAAGAAGAAAATGAAAGACAAAAAAAACAACAACAAGGATAAACTATAATGGCTGATACACCATATCATAGAACATTAAAAGAATTAACAACTGCACAAAAGCAGACTAATGAAAATCTGTTAAAAATTAATGAGAGTATTAAAACGCAGATGTCTGGTGTTGCTAAAGCTGTTAGTGAACCACCTCCAACTAATGTAGAAGAAAAAAAGGAAAAAAAGGCTGAAAATAAAAAGTTTTTAGAATCTTTAAAGGGTATATTAAAAGCAGGTGCTGGTGGTGTTGGTAAAGGTGGTATAAATGTAATGGATTGGTTTAAAAAGTTTATCGGCGGTAAATTAAAACTTATCTTAATGGGTATTGGTGCTGGACTACTTGCTTTATTTTCTCAATTAAATATGAAGCAATTGAAAGAAATGTGGACAAAATTTAAGGACGCATTAGTATCTTTATATGATCTACTAGCACCGATTGCTACTTGGCTCAAGGAATGGGCAGTGAAGACTGTGATTCCAGCAACATTTAAATTGTTTATAGAACAATTAGATAATATAACAGAAATGTTTACAGACATTAAAGACCAATTAAAAGGATGGGAAGATAAAACTGCATGGGAGAATTTTATGTCTGTTTTAGGTGTTTTTGAAATTATAGGTACTTTTGCAGTAAATTCTGCTCTGGCTTTAATAGATTGGGGTGCCGCACTTCTTGGTTATGAAGGATCTCTTACTAAAGACGTTAAAGAAAAGTTTGGTGTATGGTTTGGAGGAGTAGAAGTTAAAGGATCTATGTTATTTGGTATGATGAAAATGATGGAGGGTGTACTTAAATTTATTCTCCCTGAAGAAATGGCTGAAGCATGGTCTAAAAATATAAAAGGATGGCTTGGTAATGATAAATCAGATGAAAAAGAAGATTCTATTATGGGTAAAATTTCTTCTGGTTTTAAAACCCTTCTAGGATTATTCACGTTTAGTCTGTTATTTGGTAAAACATGGTTTGGTAAAGTATTAAGACTTCCGATAAGATTAGCACTCAAGGGTGCTCTAATGGGTACTAAAGGATCTATCGGTCTAATTAGTAAAATTGCCAGTGCTATGGGCTCTTCGTTGCCAGCTGTCGGGGCTATTGCTAAAGGACTTGGTATTGCTGGACTAGTTTATGCTGTTGGTTCAGGATTAGTAGCTGGGTATCAAGAATGGGAAAAAGGTGGAACTGTTAAAGACGTATGGACTGCTGGATTATCAGAATTTATGCAAGCTTTAACATTAGGTATGGTATCAAAGGAAACTGGTGATAAATGGGCTAGAGGAATTACAAATTTCTTTGGTGATGTATACGACATGATGTTTGGTGAGAAAGTAAAAATAGATACAAAAGAAGAAATAAGAAGAGAAAGAGAATTGAGGTCTGGTACAAAATTTAAAAACATGACACCAGAAGAAAAGAGGGCAGCAGAAAAAGAACTTAGAGCTAAAATGGATGAAGAGAAAAGAGGCGGTCCGGGCTCAACAATAGCACTTCGCAAAGAAGATATGGAAGGATTAGTTAAACAACAGCAATATATTTTAAATGCGATTGCAGGTGAGCAGCAAATCCAAATGGCAAGTAAAAAACAAGATTGGACAAAATGGTATAAATTAACAGCACAGTATAAACAACTTGATAAAGATATTGCGGGGCTCTATAATAAACAAAGTGGTATTGGCAATTTAAAGGGAATAATAAAACCACTTGACTTAAGTCAACTTCAAGAAGATGAAGGATTTAGAAAAGGTGTCTATAAAGACTCAGTTAGGAATAAGAAAAATCCTCATGGAATTGATACTATTGGATATGGTTTTAATCTGGAAAGAGCAGGAGCGCAGGAAGCATTAGATGCGGCTGGTATTAAAAAATCTGTTGCTAATCTAAGAAGTGGTAAATTACAATTAACAAAAGAAGAAGCAGATAGATTAATGAGAGGAGAATATCCTCACTTTGCTGACGCGGCTAAACGTTTTGTTAATAAAGGTAAAGAAGGGACATGGAGTGGACTCACGCTTGATAGACAAAAGATTCTCACTAACATGGCATATAACATGGGCGCAACAGGTTTAAATAAATTTGACGAATTAAGGAAAGCTTTACAAAATAGAGATTATGAAAAGGCCGGTGAAGAAATGATGAGTTCAGATTGGGCTAAATCAGCAGCTGAAGGAGGTGTTGGTGCTAGAGCAAATAGACTTACTGCAAGGATGACTAATACTTCTGGTAATCAATTAGCTGCTGGTATGACTGAACAAGGAAATTTACAAGCTCGTCTAAAGGGCGGGGGTATAACTATTAATAATGTTAAAGGTGGAGATTCAAGTCAAAGCGTACATCACTCTGTAGGTACTTCCTCACATGATCCAATGCAGCTGCAGCTAGACTTACTGCAAAAAAAGGTGGGTATTGGATAACTTAGGGGACCCGAAGGTCCCCTTCGTCATTTATTGCTCAGCTAACTTCTTAAAATACTCCAAAGAGTCATCACCTTTATCACCAGTCGCAACTGGTTCATCAGTGCTTTCCTCAATAGTTCCAGTAAACTCACTACCCGCATCACGGGCAACAACTGTATTGAATCGAGCTTCCAATTCCTGATAAGATTTAAAGTTATCTGGACTAACAAATTCCTTTAGAGGATATTGTTGACTCCAAACTTCTTCACACTTCTTATCATCACCATCATATAGAGGTGTTGGATCAGCAAATTCAGACTTATCATAATTTGCATATCCCTCAACCTGACGGATTTTAATTTTGAAGTTCGCACCAGTCCAGAAGTCAAACGGATTTAATGGTGTCTCATCCTTAAATTCAGGATTCATTACACTGGTAATCTTCTCAAAGATTTTCTTACCATAACGAAACAAGAATACCTTTCCTTCATTCTCTGCATTGGCACTATCCTCCAATACAAGAATATTAGAATAATAACTTAATTTTCGTTTACGATCACGAGCAATGTTTTTATCTGATTCAATACCAGAGTTCCACAATGCTGTATTGGCTTTAGATACCGGATCATCTTTACCAAGAGTGGTTAAAGAGTTCTCAATATACCATCCACCCGGACCTTTGAATCCATGTGACCAAAGTTGTACCCAAGGCACATCTTCGTTGTTAGAGGCAGGAAGAAAACGAACAACCGCATAGCCATTACCAGACTTATCACGTTCACATTTCCAAATACGATCATCTTCATACGAGGGTTTTTCAGCTAGTTTCTCAACTTGCTTAGAGAGGTTCTCTAGGTTGGACATTCTATTCTTTTTCATTTCTTTAAAACTTGCCATACTTATTACTCCTTATTTCGTTGTATTATTATATTATTATTGCTTATCATTATATAGCTGGTTATCCTTTCCTCCTTTCTAAATTGGAAGTTTTGGCTCTTGTTTCATCATGTTCAATGACTGTGCCTCTGCTTCAACTTTATCTTTAATAGATTTGTTTAACATTTTAGCTACTCCTTCAATTTCACCATCTATTTCATTAGTATATTCCAGAATAGCATCCATGTAAGTTATCTTTTTATTTTTAACTATTTCTTCAATTGTTTCTGATATATCAATAGCCATAGTCACCCCATTTGTTTTATACTGTCACATATACCTAACTTTTTTGCTTCTGTAGCACTTAACCAAACATCATGTGCAGGTAATAGATAGTCTCTTACTTTCTTTTCAGTTAAACCAGTACATTTTTTATAATGATTAATCATTCGCTTAGTCGTCAATTCATACTCTTTAACTGTAGAAAATAACTCATGTTCTTTACCATACATACCCCATGAATATTGATGTGACAATATTGAAGTATTCGGTGTTAATGACCTATGTCCATTTTCGCCCGCAATAAAAATTGCAAAAGCCGCAGAGGCAATTGTTCCCAATCCAACTGTTCTTATTGGTATTGGACTACCCCTTATTATATCTATTACTGCAAAAGCTGAATTTAAATCACCACCGAGTGAATTAATTAATACTTGTAAATATTTTGCTTTAGGTGATTCTAAATTTTTTCCTATTATAAATGCAATCAAATCACGACATGTTTCTTCATTAACCGGACTCATAAACAAGTATATATCACTGTCTTCTGGAGTGACCGTTTTACTTTCGGTCGTGTTTTTGGATGCCATTTAATAACTCCTATGGGTGCAGTACTAATCATTTGTGTTTATCTCCTATAAGGGTCTATATAAAATATATGATCCCCAATAGTGGAGTATTTTAACATTTTACGATTCCAATATGGATCAACATCTTTTCTATGATAATGTGTTGCTCCGTGTAAAAAGTCCTTCATTGGTTCTTTAACCATTGCTTTCGCAATTAGTTTAGAAATAGCCCATGACATCTTGTCTTTAGGAATATCGGATTTACCATCGCAATACCAACTAAAATGACATTTGTGTAAAACTATCTTTCCATTTTTCCGATTAGCTTGATGTACTACTTTACATATAGTATTCGGAAAATGTTTGCTCCTAACTCTATTTATAGTTACCAATGCAACAGCAATTTGTCCCTTCGTCAATTGATCTCTTGCTTCAAAATAAATATTTTTAGCTAAGCAATTAATCTCATTATGTAGAGTATAAGGTTTTAATGATGTTTTGAACGAATTACCAACTTTTCCTCTACTCATTTCCATCATTTTTTCTTGAACCCAACTAGCTTCAGATATTGATACCGAAACTAATAAGATACAAATAAAAAATAACTTCTTCATAATATATACCTCTCATAATAAAAGAATGGTGGGGACTCAATTGAATCCCCACCATATAAGTCAGTTAAAACTTATCCCCAAAACTTATTCAGTTTATTGCGGATAGCCTTAACGGTTTTTGCACCACCAACGATGTCTGCGTTCTTAAACGCAGTTTCGCCGGTTGCTGGACTCGTGTAAATACTTACCCAGCGGGGCAATTCAGTTAACTCGCATTCCAAACGAGTCATCTTGCGGGCGTATCTTCGTCCCACCCTAGGTGCTCCACGTTTCGTCGTCATACCCATATCATCTCCTTCAAAGGATTCAAATAAATAATGAATGTATTAATCTCATTCATCATAATAACAACTCCATTATACCATCATGGAGTACAACATACAAGGAAAAAGTTTCCCTTGAATTTGGTGAGGGTTTCTGTTGCCAAGTACCCTCGAACTCCGCTACTTAGTTATTAAGCAGCAAGCGCGTACGAATAATCGTTAGCGTTTATAGTTTGAATGATTGATAACGGAGCCATCATTCTTCTCCGTGCTGTCTTATAGTTTCCATTCTCCTGTCGAAACCTAGTCACCCCCATACTGTTAACTTGAGGAGTCGCTGATCCTTCCGTTATCCGATTGGTTTCTCAATCGTAGTCAGCATCTAAATATGGTGGAGGCGAGGGGAATCGAACCCCTGTCCAAAAAAACTTTCACAATAAGATTATACAGCAATTTATTTTTTCAACCATCGCCATGCAACTACTAATACAATAATACCCAAAACTCCGTGCCATACTTCAAAACCAAAATGAGAAGGTTTTGCATTAACAACTTCTATTGGCATCTCAACAAGTTCTACATTTTTAATACTTTCCTTACCAAATTCTTCAAGAGTATCAACTACTGGTGGCAACTCTACAACCGTTTCTACTGGTGGCAACTCTACAACTTGTTCTTTTAGTGTTTCTGCTAAAGTTTCTTCAACGACTTCCCAATCTTGTGTTTGGTTATTCCAACGATCAGACATACATTTCTCCAATTATATTATTTATATTAGTTTCGGTCAATGAATATAGTTTATGATGTAATTCATCTATACTACCATTATTATGAATAGTAAAATCATAATCATTTTCATTCATCCCATGTTCTGAAGCATGTTCATGTTCAGAAATTCTTATGGTATCATCACGAACAATCTGAATTACTATACCACCCCGATTTCGAATCCACAAAGCTTCATTACTAAAACGAACATCACTAATTATAACTGTCCTACCCGGATTCTTATTAACAAATATTTCTGCATTCTTAACCCAAATATTAGGATCTAAGGATCTACCAACCTCTGTACCTATACGTTGATACATTTTACGCGGAGAAATACCCCAAGGTTCTATTGCTACCTCTTTATTACGTTCCTGTTCATCAGTCAACTGAAACATAATTTTAATAGATTCTTTAATTGGTTTTGCAAAAAAATAATGTAAACAGTTAAATGTATCACACAAATATTTTGCTGCTGTATCTTTACCACTTCCAGCCTTACCTGCAAATCCAATAACCATTGGCTCTCCTTTTGAATTAGTCAATCCGAAAATAGGAAACATTATTTACTAGACCCTCTCCAATGATCAGGTCCTCTTTTAACTTCATTCTTCCAAACATGAGGCTTGGCTATGCCTGTTTCTGTATCAATAACTGGTATGTAACCTTCTAACTTATTTCGATACACCTTTGCTTCTGATTTATTCTCAAAAAATTCTTTACCAACTTTAAACAGCTTCTTCATCATAAACTCCACTTTTAAAAATTATTAAATAAACGGAAGTACAACATATGCTAATACTAAATATACACCTGTGCCAATCAAAATTCCCGATAACATAATAAACCTCCTAATTAAAAAATACCAAATATACAATACCAAATGGGGCAAAGAGCGCTGTTAGGAAATATGCCAGAACTGCGCAAGTCATTATTAATCCTAATGTGGCTTTAATTACTTCTTCCATTAAATCTCCTCTCATTTAATATACTAATATTATACCAAAACTATCCCCCTAATACAAGGAAAAAGTGTATTAGATAACTTATTGTTTTTAAAGGGGTTATAACTTGTTGTTTTTAAAGGAGTTATTAACCCCATATACGGCGATATAAGGCGATATTATTAAAGGTATACCCTACTATGCATTTCGCATAATATCCGCCTTAAATCGCATTTAAATGCACCTAATCATAGCCTCGACCATAATCACTATACCACGAATCCATCCCCGATCCCATATTAGAACAATCTAATCTCACAAGTAAATTATATTGCTGTGCGGGGATATCCTCTAAACATACGTTAAGAGGCGTTTGACATCCCTTACATAAAACATCCGTTGATGTTATATTTACTGCCACATGAACAGGAATATTTGTTGCATGATAATGTTCCTGTTTTCCCTCAGGATGAAAAAGTTGATGTTCATTCCGCTGATAACATTGTGGACAATAAAACATAATTACGTCATAAAGTTCCATAACTCACTCCAATAAAAGATCATACTTTAAACAACTTCTCTGCTATCCTAAAGACTAAAGCCTTTAATCCAAATACTACTAGTGTTACAACCAACAACAAAGTCTGATACCAATCAGGCATCATTCCTAAATTCTTCCATGCATCCGCTATCGTTTCAGTAGTAAAAAATGTACTAATAAACGTAATTGGTATTGGAAGTAATAATGTAATAACTATTAATTCATCTTTCCATGATAAACTAAGTGACTCAGAATTCATGTCAAAGCGTTCTTTTTCTTCTTCCAGCTTTTTACTCATGGCTTATTACCCCTGTGCGTCAAAGTAATCCCACGAAAGTTCTCCTCGCTCTATGGTTTCTCCTACCTTTCTACATCTAGCATATGTTTTTCGAGTATTGCCACCTGCATATGTAAAAGTCCTTACACCGGCATTATATTCATTAGCACTACCAACAGTATCTGAATATGTATCAGATGCGGTTGCAGTATTTTCATATTGCCATATAGTACTATTTGCTACAGCTGCCCATGCCATAATGATTCTCCTTATGATTTTCGGGTTACGGCTACTATCTTATTAATTTGTTTCTGAATAATCTCTTTCCTATTAGGCCATTTAATATAAACATCCTCAGGATTCTTCATCAAATTATATAACAAAGGCATAACCATCTTTTCAACTTTCAATAAATCATCTTTATGTTCTTTCTTCAAAACATCCAATAGTGTTTCATCGCCCTCTCGGATCGCAATTAACTTATCAATTTTATCCTCTAAGTCACCTGATGCGACTCCTTTCGTATCGGCAATTCTGCTTTGAATTTCCTTCTCCACTTCTTCGATTTCTGCTTCATCAACAGTATTAAAACCGAAATCCATATCGTCATCATAGTCATCAAAATTGAATTCTTCAGCCATAGCACTTCTCCTCTATCCTATTTTTATTACTTGCGGATTCTGTTTCATAATCTCTACCAGTCTACCTATATAAGTATCCATTTCCTTTAAAGGCTTTTTAAATATCTGCACCTCAAAAGATTCCCTCACGGCTATTAATATTACAATTTGTTCTGGCAATGCTCCTGTCATTTCAAAGAATGCTGCTGAATAAAAAAAGGCTTGTATATAATAATCCTCAATCCATTCTTCCTTCTTTGCTTTCTTTGATGTTTTAAAATCTATAACAGACAATACACCATTATACTCTGCAATACAATCTGCAGTTCCTCCTATCTTTAACATATCACTATATACTGGAATTTCTAATCCAACTATATTATCAATATTACCAAGTAAAAATCTTAAACGATTAAACACACTTCTTGCTTCATCATCGACTATTAATAAATTTTGATTATACAAGTAGCGTTCACATAGGTCATGTACATCAGTTCCCAATTTAGCAGACTCTTTCATTATTTTATCTGCTTCCGCATCACCAACTCTTTTTCTCCATTCATCAAGGCCTGGTTTAGGTTGTGCACCAAGAATAGATGTAATAGAAGGATATGTATGACCATTCGGTGTTACATATACCCTTCTCCCATTCATTACCTCTCGATGAGGGACTTGTATATCATCAATATCTTTCACATGATTAAACTGCTTCATTTTTTAGTAGATTCTCTATATCCCAATATAACGTCAACAATCATAATTTTTTCAGCACGTAATATTTTTAAAACTATATTATCCTCCGGTGATTTCTTTACGATAGCTCCTGCAAATGATGCAGGATGAATTGTTGTGCCATCAAGTTCTAAAAGAATATCACCCATTTTTAATATACCAGAAGCAGGTCCATCTGGAACAACCTCTTCTATAAAGATACCAGTACCAGATTCAGGATATCTAAATGCCGTTTTTAAACTTCCATATTTTTCTTTAAACTTAATAATATCCTTTTTATTAATTTCACGAAATAAAACACCAATAAAAGGACGTTCTATCTTTTCACCTGTTTTTAATCGCTTAATAATATATTGTGCATAATCGCCATCAATAGCAAATCCAAGCCCGATACTTCCTCCTCCGTCCTTATTTGTCATAACCATAGTATTAATACCAACTACATTACCATGGTCATCAAGCAAAGGTCCTCCTGAATTACCCGGATTTATAGAAGTGTCAGTTTGAATAAAGGGAACATAGCTTGGCGTGTTTGGCACATGCCTATTTATAGCTGATATATATCCAAACGTTGTCGTGAAAGATAAACCCATTGGTGAACCCATTG